CTCTTGATCCTTGTCCACCGTAGTGATGTCACTAGGTCTATCGCAGGCAGCTAACAACAGTAAGCAACCACACAACAGAACTTTATTCATCATCGTACACATCTCCTATCATTAGTAGCTGTTGCTTTGCCTTCTCCAAGGCCCATAAGATTTCCATTGGCGACCAGTTATCCGTTGTGTCTATGCGTAACTCACCTTCAGTATCCCATCCCAGCAGGAAGACTGAATCATAGGCGTCCTTGTTTCTTTCTAGCACCACATTAGCATCTGAGTTAGGGTGTAGTTGTATGACTGTCATTATTTTTTCTCCCATTCCGTTGGTGTGTTGTCCCTAGTATAGTGCAGGAACTCATGGCTATCAGCCCAGTCCCCATGTGTACGTCTAGTGCCATCCTTTCTACGTTGGGCGTTAGGCATAGGCTTCTTAGGATCAGAGAAGATGAACACTAACACTTCGTTCTTCTTCAAGCCTCGCTTAACATCAACGTACTTCCTTGCCTCACCACTGGTACGAAACCTACCCTTGACCTCAATGTAGATAACATTCTTGCCTTCATGGTAGATGAAGTCAGGCTCATATGTTTTCTCCTGTATGTATGCCAGCTTACATGAATGGAACTTACACCCCTTCAGTTGTTGTTTGTGTAGGTCGTGCTCGAACCAACTATCATACCCCGCTGGTGGCTTCTTCCGTTTCATCGAGAGTCTCCATTACTTTAGCAGCAAAGGCATGTATCATCCCTGCCATCACATGAGTGGGTAAGTCCATGTCAATCTCGTAAGGTGTGTACTCAAAGGTTAGGTTAACTGTCTTTGTATCTGTGTTTTCGGTAACTCTAATCAGTACTTCACTCATCATTCATCTCCTATGTTCTTAGTAACAATCTCATGGACTCTTGGTAGTTTGTTAACCGTTGTTAAGTACACTGGTCGTCCTCCTGCATACACAAACGTCCTCAGTTCAGGCCAACACTCCTGCTTGTGAGCACAGTACGAGCACTCAACACACAGCTTCTCATTGCCTGACTTACCGTCTGGTACTGGTGCAAACCATCTATCTGGTGGCTCTGGTGCAGCTACCACTGCCTTGATGTGGTCTATCCTATCCTCAACAGGTAGCAGGGCATCTACTGGTGGCTCATACAATGCAAGCGTACCGTTCTGCTTGTCCATTGCAAGGAAGCCTGCTCTGTCTGTCTTGAAGGCATGCTTGTACGCACTGATCTGACCTATGTAACCAAAGCTATCTTGGTCTGGCAGTGTACCATCTTGAAACTTCTTGAAGGCATAGCTACTAGCAGACTTAACATCAATCATAGCACCATCAATTACAGCGTCGATGTGCCCTACTATACCATTGATCTTACACTCGGCTTGCTCCTGTTCTACTGTGTGTCCTGACTCCTTGGCTAGGTACAGCAGGATAGATTCAACGATGTCCCCTAGTAGGAACTTCAGCTTGGTGTGTGGTAGTAGTGGTTCCCTTACCGCTGTACTGTTAACATCGTAGTACAAGCTGCGATCACAAGGGCGGCCAATGTTAGACATACGCAGAGTGGAGTTACCACCACGCCCACTATGCTTGAGCCTATTAGCGATAACACTTGATAGGTCTTTCCCGAACTCTTCGTTAAGTGTGGGGTCACACTCATGTCCGTCGAACAAACCATAGATGTCCTCGATTAAAGTATCAACTGTCTTATCCATGTAGTTCTCCAACTATCCGTGTACATTCAGCAAGGGTCATGGTTCTCTTTCTCCACTTGCCTCCCATTTTAATTGAGTAGTTAATCACCTTGCCGTAGATACCAGCACGAGGATCAACGTGTGATTGAATGTTCTTAAGAACAATGTGTAGAGGGTATAGCTTCATAGACATACAGTAATTCATAGGTGACTCCTAAGTGTTGGGGGCCGAAGCCCCCGTTAATTACTCTGCTGAGAAAGCGTCAGTTGATGTGGCTTCTGCTGCATACCGCTCAATATCACCAGCAGTGTATGCCTCAAACTCTCGGGCAAGCTCAATGATCAGAGCCACAGTACCTTGTGGATCTTCCATACCTTTAGTGCTGTCGATAGTCAGGCCAACTAACTCTCGTGCATTAGTCAATGCGTTCTGACGAATGATAGATCGTTGCCCATCCTCCAATGCAATGGGGAAGGTGCCTCGTGAGAAGGAAGACTTAGCAGGGCCACTGCCACTGGATGCTGATGATGCACCACCATCTGATGACACGATCTTCACATACTTCATGAACTTGGCACCACCATCATCGAACTCTACTACGTCACCCTTAACTGCCTTGACATCTGCCCACTCTTCCTTGGTGCCATACCATGTACCGTTAACCAAGATGGAGTACTTGCCAAACTTAGTGTTGAACGCTTCTACTGTACCGTTAACTTTGCTCATGATCTAATCCTTATATTTTATAGTCAGTTTGTGTAGCCCATGATCGGCCTGTTGTAACATCTACCTTCAAGGGCAAGTCGAACACTATGCCCCATGTATCTAGTATATACTTCGGGGCGTCCTCCAACACCCGCTTAACAAGTCGTGCAACTTTATCTACTACAGCACCATGAACATCAAGCATTATACTATCATGCACAGTGTTTACAAGCAACGCTTTTGTTATTAAGAACGGATCTTTCTTTAACTCTTCATACAATACTCCCATCATAAGAGGAACAATGTCACCAGTAGCGAAGCCTTGTACTGGATAGTTCTTCATCTGTGTTGGCGAGAAGGACACGGGTTGCCCTCTCTTGACCATGAACTCTAGTGAATCATACTCTTGGAACACATACCTCCTGCCTGTTATAGATGTGTAGTGACCTATGCCTGCCGGTAAACCTTTCTCAGTGCGGTACTTGCTGGGCTTGCGTGATGCTTGCACCTCAGATGATACCTTCTCTTGGAACCGCTTGACTCCGGGATACCGGGCATAGTAATTCTTAATAAACTTCTTAGCCATCTCGACAGGTAACTCTAGTTTCTCTGCCATAGCGGTGGCCCCTGACCCATACTGTAGCTGGAAGCTGAAGCCCTTAGCGATCTTCCTGTACTTGGTGAAGACCTCATTCCCTTCTTGGTAGCCTGCAAGTAAGTCCTTGTATGGTATGCTGAATAGATCAGCAGCAGACATACAGTGCAGGTCAATCCCTGTTTTGATGTCAGCCATTAGCTGCCTGTCTTGCGATAGGAAGGCCAACACTATGACCTCAAGCTGGCTATAGTCAGCCTCCATTATGACACCGCCATCGACGAAGCGTGATGTGAAGCATTCCTTTATTCTTGACATAAGTTAATCCTCTGTCGTTGTATTCTGTAGGTTAGGAGAAGTGCAGGATAACCTGCCTGTTGCTGTGTTGCAATGGTTGAGTGAGTGATGGATGATCTCAGTAACACCCCATGTCAGGTTGCTGTAGCCCTCATAGTATGTAGATATATCCTTGGACAATGACCGCATCTCTTTTATCTTGTCGAGCACAGGATGCTTAAGATCTTTCAGGATGCTATCACCAACTGCCCACTTACCTGAGGCCGTCTTCTCACCCTGCCCCTCAAAGATACCTATCACAGTGCGGGAGTATGGTTCGTTCTTAGTAACAACCATGCCTTTCCTTGGCCCTGTCTTGAATAGCTTAGGCATCCCTGTCTTAGCATCAAGCTGCGCCACTGGCATCATGTACTTAGACTCACCTCCAAACAACAGTAGCCCTAGGTCTGCATTGGATGCTGGGTTAGGCTCAACGATGTCATAACTCTCCATAATGTCCCGTACTTCCTTCACTCTATCCCTTAGTACAGGTAGTAGGCTGTTCTTAATATTCTCCGCTAACTTCCTATCGAAGTGCATACCATTGTACTCCATCTCAATGGTAGCCTTGAGTGCCCTCATCTGTGACTCAATGAGAGGCATGATACCTAGCTTCTTAACAGCAGCGTACTGGCACAAGAATACTAGCTCAGTGTTAAGCACATCATTCTTAAGGTAGGGGATAACAATCTCCTCTGGTATATCCGCTGTATCTATACCGTTGTTCCAGTAGTCCTTCTTAAGTCTGTCGTCCTTGAGTACACCTCCATATTTTTCTGAGCAACTATCTAGTGTGGCGTATGTGCTACGCTGTCCTGTGATTATGTACTCAGCTAACTGTGTGTCCCAGATCTTACCCTTGAACATGAAGCTGTGGATGCTGTGTGCTGGGTGACTCATCATGGCATAGTGTATGTCGAACTTAAGGTTGTGTCCTACCAGCATCATAGCTGGATCAACACCAAACACATGCTTACCTATAGCTACCTCCGTATTTTCAAATGACTTAATTCCTGCATACACCACCTTGTTATTGGGGTGCCACGGTGCTGCCTTCATCTTACCTACTGCCTCATCTCCTGTGTTAAGTATGTTTGTCTCGTAGTCTATGACCTCATATCTAACCATCATAACTCTCCTTCAAATCTAGCAATGTCTCCACGAAGAGTGATCTCAAACTTACCATTACGGAAGGTAGGATCATCTCCATCCAGTTTGTTCTTAGGAACATACAAGCCCCTAGTATTCTCGTACCCTGACTCATGTGATTTACCAAGGGTAATGATAGCATCAGCCTCACCCTGAATACCAGTTTTACTTCCATATAATTGATTCATCTCTATCCATAGCTGTCCTTCAGCAGTGCCATCGGCTTGGTTGACTGTGATAACTGGTGCGTACTCCTTGGCTAACTCTCTAGCCCATGCAAACATCCTTGTCTGCCTGTCTACCTCAGTGTTGGACTCCTTCTCGTAACCCCTCACCTTCCATAGCTGGTCAATGATAATCAAACCTGCCGGATAATTTTTTAGGATAGTTTCTATGTCAGACTTGTGCATGACTGACTTGTCTAGCACCTTGATCCTATCCTCCCTGCCCATCATCTTCTTGTACATAGGGAAGTACAGTGCTCTGTTAGCCTCCACATCCTTAGCCCTAGCTGCAAGGGCAGATGATATGATACGTCCCTTGACCTTGTTGCCTGCCTCCTCGTTGTTGAACCATAGTACATGCTGATCAGGCTCAAGCTGTGTCGCCATGTGGGTAGCCTCACTAGCGAGGAAGGTTGTCTTACCTGAGTCAGGTCGTGCCCCCACTACGATCAAGTCTCCCTTGCCTATCGGCCCACAAGCTGCATTCAATTCCTTCAGCCTCCAACGGATAGTTTTCTTATGCTTGATCTCATCGAACAGCTCATCAAGATCATCAGTAACAAACATCTTATCAAGATCACCAGCCTTATCAACCTCAAGCTTGTATGAATCAAGCAGTGCTTCGATGTCCTCTAGGTTTTTATGGTGCCCACCTTCGGCAATGACAGATGATACCTCAGTGATCTTATCTGCATAGTCCCTCTCAATGAATGCCTCAATGATCTTAGGGTCGATGGGTTTGGTACTAAGAACATCAGCTCTCTCAAAGATCTTCTTGTATATCTCACACTGATCACTCTTCATTAGTGAATGCCTAACAAGGAAGAACCAAGTGCCAAAGGTTCCCCAACTAAACTCATCCTCTGTCTCATACCATGTAGCCATGTCCTCAAGGATAGTCCATGTCTCCTTAGAGACAGAAGACTTGTTGATGAATCTTATGTACCTATCAAACAAACCCTTGTCTAAAAACATATTTAAAATATCTAATTCCATAGGTAAAACTCCTTGACATACTTATAATACACAAGTATAATAGTTTATATTGTTTTATATATATAATATATTATAAGTAATACTTAATTATTTAATATTATATATATAGATTTAATAGATCTGATAATTCTTTATCATCTAAATTCTTAGGATCTATTCGAGTGTTGATTAGATGTACTTTATCTAATAGTAATTCTAATCTGTTCTTAAGAACACGAGACTTCTTAATCACTATCCTATTATCGTAATCGAGGAAGACAATACCATGCTTCCTATCCTTGGTCAACTTGTTTATTGCATAGTCACTCACCTCAGTACCGAGGATAGCACAGCTAGACACATGCCTACCTATCCGTATAGCAGACAACACATCCTCACACAACACCACCACATCAGGATGATTGATGTTATTAATCATGAAGACCATCTTGGTTGGTTGCTTAGTCCTCATGTAATACTTTGGCCCTTCGTCCTCCTTGAAAATTTTCCTAGCAAGGAAGCCAATGAACTCACCACCACTAGATATTGGTATCACTACCCTACCCAGTGCAGCACTGTATGCAATGCCATAAGTCTTTGATTCTACTGATGTTACTCTTGACTGTCCGACCCAGACCCTCGCTCCACTAGGCCATGATCTATCATCGGTTGTAGAATCTCTGGGCATTGTAACATCGCGGCTTGAATAAGCTCCAGCACTAGCAGCTTTTTCCTTAGCAAAGAAATGTCTAGGCTTACCTTCAAGACTACGACCAAACTGGCCACACCGAAAACACTTGGCATATACTCCATCATCTTTTCTCTCCACTATCATTGAATTGCTACCACCAGCACAGTCTGGTGAGTCATGGTTGGCCCTAGCCTTCCGACCTATATCATCGGGGGCATAGGGCATGAACTCCTCTGTTCTTAGGAACATATCATCTCCTATCCGAATACGTTACGGTAATGTTCTTCAACAGCAGCCCGCTCGTCATCCTCAGCATACCGTCCGAGGATAGTCATCTCAAAGGCCATGCGTATTGACCCTGTAGCTACAGTTAACATGCCCCAAGCATCAAGGTTACGGGGTGATAGTGCAGCAGACAGCTCGTCCTGCTCATACCCTGTCCGTAACAGGTTGCCCAAGCTCACCATCTGACTAGCTTGCCTTGACCCTAGCTTAGGGTGCATACCCAAGATCATAGACACCTCGTCATCGAAACTCAAGTACCCAAGGTTAAGCACAACATCAATGCGATTCAATGTACTACCATCCTGAATCATAGTGGCACCATACTTAGCAGAGTTATCACCAGTACCTACCACGTTATCACACAGCACCATCTTGAATGTGTTCTTAGGAACAATCTGTTTGTCAGCTAGTGAACCGGGCATGTCATCGAGCTGAAGGATACCACCCCTCTCATACATACGCTGCAAGGACATCTGAATACCTGCCGGTGTCTTCCAAGGCTCGTCGAAGGCAATGAACCACCCCTTCTGTAACGCCTTAGGAAGCTCACCAAGGACGAATTCCATAGCCCCTGCCTTGACCCAAGGCTTACCCAATAACGTGTCAGACTCCATATCCTGCCGTCCATTGATGCGTAAGTAGGGCTGCCTAGTCTTAGCACAGATAAACTTCTGCAAGGATGTCTTACCACTGCCCGATGGGCCGACAACTAAGACCTTAAGATCATGCTCAAGTGCCCTCATCTCCATAGTTAATACGTCATGGTCAATGACAAAGGTAGCAAACTCAGCCATGTCAGGGATGAACACACGATCTTCCTCATCCCAATCCTCATCCTTATAACATGTTATAGCGAAGTCACCACCTTTAATCTTCAAAGGACTACGATCAAACAGTTCACTATACAGTACCTGACCCTCGCCACATTCCACACCAACATACTCAACCTCCACTTCTACCTCAGGTGCAGCCTCAGGTTCAGCAAATGACCCCAGTGATGTGCCCTTTATGTTCCAATCTGGTGCATGTTCTGACTTCATCTTCTCGATCAAGGCATCTCGTGTTCGTTCAGCTATAGTTTTCTCAGTCATAGTCTTCTCCACTAATTTAATGTATCCGTTTTTAAGAGCATCGCTAGGTATCAGATACCCTAGCATTGATTCCGGTGATTTGATACGCCCCTCCCTAAGTATAAACCATGTGCCCACTGGTACAGAAAGTATACACAGCCCCTCTCCATTCACTATCTCATACGTCCCGTCTTCTATCATGATAGCACCCTGTTCTTAATAACATTTAGTAATGCACCCTCAAGTTCTGATGCGTCGTGTATAACCTCACAATTTTTGTAGTACTTCTTCACTGAGCTATCCTCAATACCTATACCATACAAGGCCACTCTACCATCAGCCTCGATATCTTTACACACACTTTGCGTGAAGCTTGACAGCCCCCAAGTACCACTAGCCGCAGGACTACCATCACTCAGGGCAATGATCATTTTCTTGGTAGTCTTTTGCTTAAGCATCTCACTATGTGCCCATAGCAGTGACTCACCATCAGCATTGTCAGCTAACTCAAGCATAATTGAGTCCATTCTAGATGCTACCTCATCACTACTAACACGACTGTTGAAGTCTTTAAAGATGAAATGCTTAGGCTTGCGGGCAGAGTAAGTGAACCCTACGATACTGTACTTAACACCCGTCACAGCCAGCGCATCATTGAGTAGGGCACAAGCATTGATAGCACAGGTATACTTATTGCCGTGCATACTACCGGAACAATCAACCAGCACCATGATGCTAGTATCCTTAGTGGTAGCCTCGATCTTTTGTTTGAACACACGCTCACCATAGGCACCACTGTCAGGTATACAGGTTCGGTGTAGGTTGCGGCCCAGCTTACCTTTCTTTAAGCCCTGCTGGTAGTGTGATTGCGACCTGACTTGTATCAGCTTGCGTACTGCCTTACCTATACTGTTCTTAGTAACAATTACTCTGTTGTATACTCTGAAGTTCTTTACTATCGTAACCTCCGGTGTAGGCACATACACTCCGTCTGTATCCATACCCATGCCATAGTCAGCCCCCATTTCATGCTCCTCCTCATGCTTATGGAATAGGTACTTGGTAGACTCGCAGGACTTCCCGCCCTCATCACCATCCTCACCCTCACTAGGCTCACCGTCATAA